AAAAGCACATTGATTTCACATGAAATGGGATTGGGTAAAGCAGAACCTCTCGACTCTAAATTACTCACATCAAATGGTTGGATTAGAATGGGCGATGTTAAAGTGAATGATTTTGTAATTGGTAGTGATGGTAAGCCGAAAAAGGTTTTGGGCGTATATCCACAAGGAGTTAAAGATATTTACGAGGTTTGTTTTAGTGATGGAACATCGGTAGAATGCTGTGATGAACATCTTTGGAATGTGAATACATATGTTCGTAATTGGCGTAAAAATCCTTTTATGACAAAAACTCTTCGTGAAATTATGGATGGGGGTTTGAAATTTGATAATGGCAATAATAAATGGTATATTCCAATAATAAAGCCTGTTGAATTTGAAGAAAGGGATTTAAAAATCGACCCATATGTATTAGGGTGTTTATTGGGTGATGGCGGTATTACTGTTAGGGATGGTATTGGATTTTCTTCTCTCGATAAAGAAATAATTGATGAAATTGCCATAAGACTCCCAGCTAATCATAATATGGTGATTAATGGAAAATCAGAGAAGGATTATTATTTAACTGCTGACGGGAAAAATAATTACATAAATCAAGCACTAAAATTTTATAATTTGAAGGGATGTGGCTCACATTCTAAATTCATCCCAAATATCTTTAAGTTTGCCTCAATCGAACAAAGATTAGATTTGTTACAAGGCATTTTAGATACAGACGGACATTCACGTAGGGATGGAATTGTTGAATTAACATTAGCATCAAGACAGTTAATTGAAGATGTACAATTTATTGTACAATCATTAGGCGGTATTGGTAGACTTCATGAAAAGTGGATTAAATATAATGGTGAGAAAAGGATGTATTGGAGATTACATATTAAATTACCATCCAATTTTATACCCTTCAAATTAAAAAGAAAAATTGAAACATTTGTTGCACCAACAAAATATCCACCAAATAGAGCGATTTTAGAAATAAAATATGTTGGGAAAAAAGAGGCACAATGTATTTTAATTGATTCTCATGACCATTTATACGCTACTGACCATTGCATATTAACACACAATACCTTATCTTCAATACTTTATGTCGAAATGAATGGTTTTGAAAAGGTTATTGTTATTACACCCAATTCACTAAAGTACAACTATGCCAATGAGGTTGAAAAATTCACAAAAAGCACATATTATGTTGTGAATTCAAAAAAGAATAAATGTGATGTTGAGCATGCAAAATATGTCATAGTGAATTATGACTATTTTAATTCAAGTAATCAACAGAAATTCTTGGCAAAATGGAAAAAGTTAAAAATTGATAGAATCGATGCTGTTATTTGTGACGAATCTCAAAAATTAAAGAACACCAAGGCAAATACATATAAGAATTTTAAAAGAACTTTCAATAAATCAATATTTAATGGTGATAAGATAAGTAAGATTTTCTTATCGGGTACACCTGCACCAAACAGAGCATTTGAGTTATACACAGTTTTAAATCAAATTTCACCTACAGATTTTCCAACAAAAAAGAATTTTTATGAATACTATTGTGGTATGTCGTATGATTATAATGGTGGTTGGGGATACATTACAGATAGTGCAGAACAAAAATTGGAAGAACTTTATCATAAAATTGCGCCATATACTCATAGAAAGAGAAAGTTCGAAGTATTGACTGATTTACCAGATAAAATATATCAGCGATTAATTCTTGAAATGGATGAGCGTGAGTTTGCAGTTTACAATGAAATTGAAGCTGGTGTAGCAAATGAGTTTCTTGAACATCCGACACGTAATCCACTAACAATAATGCTCCGTTTAAGGCAATATACTGCTTCATTGAAGGTTAAACACATTATCGAACTTGTTGAAAACATTCTTGAAACTGGTGAGAAAGTGGTAATAGTTGATTTTTTCAAGGATGCGCTATATCAATTAAAAGAAAAACTTGGTGACGTGGCAGCACTTCATACTGGCGACCAAGGAGATGAGGAAAGAGCAGATATTGTTAAGAAATTCCAAGACCCAAAAAGTGACTTAAAAGTATTTTTAGGTAGTATTCAGACTTGTGGTTATGGATTGACACTTACTGCAGCAAGCAAACTATTCATTATCACTCTACCTTATTCAGTCGGTGACTATGACCAAGTGAGTGACAGGTTGCATCGTATCGGACAAAAGGATGTGGTTAACATATATCCGGCAATATTCCCGGACACTATTGATGACTATGTTTATTCATCAATCGAAAGCAAACGGAAAGAAATTGTCAAAGTTATTGACAATGAAGATTATAAATCAAATGTAACTGAATCGGTATTAACGGAAGTAATACAAAAAATAAAAGAAAAACATAAAAAATAAATCATGGAGTTAAACAAATTAGAAATTTTAGGGGAAATTAAAGCCTTTCTTGAAGGATACAACAATGACTTAAAGTACTTAGTGAATGTGGAAACAGACCCAACAACTAATGTTGCGGAATGTGTTATTCATGAACCGGGTAAAGAACCTAAAATTATTAAAGCAACATACGAACCATTTATGTATATGAAGGATTTGTCGAAGCATAATATTGAATTATATGCTGGCAAGTCAGATACTATGAAAGAAAGTAAAAGGGTTAAATATGGTGTTACAATCACCAAATTAAAAACTGGAAATCAAAAAAGACTTGTCGATGGTTATTGTTATAAGTTAACAAGCCGTTATTCGTATAATTCAATTATGAATTATTTGAAAGATGGCGGTATTGACCCGTATGAAAAAGCTAAAGACAATGAAGACAGGTTCATTAAAGATAAAAAGGGTGATTATGTCTTTTTATATCGTGATTTATTTTACGCTCCAAGGGTTACTGAGCAATTTTTCATATCTAATCGCACAAGGTTGTATAAGGGATATGAAGAATATAAAAATGTTCATAAAGTAACATTTGACATTGAAACAACTGCATTGAGATTTCAAATTGGTAGGGTTTTCTTAATTGGTGTTAGGGATAACAGGGGATTTGAAACAATACTCGAAGCTGAAAAGCTGAACGATGATGAAGCCGAAATCAAGTTAATTCAGGATTTTTTCAATTTAATTGATTATCTGAAACCTGCGGTTATTTCCGGGTATAACTCAGAAATGTTTGACTTTGAGTTCCTTCTTGGCAGGGCAAAGCTTTTGAATATGGATTTGACCAAGATTCCGATGGGTCTTAAAAAAGGAAGTCAAATAAAAAGAAGAGGAAACACTTCTGTTAAATATGGTAACACTGCTGATAAGTATACTGCAACTGAAATGTGGGGATATTCAATCATAGATATTCTACATGCAGCAAAGAAAACTGCAGCAGTTAATACCGAAGTCAAAGCAACTGGTTTGAAATATATTGCAAAACACGAAAAAGTTGCAAAACCAAACAGAACTTACATTAAAGGCGAAGATTTTTCAATTGGTAGGTATTATCATGAAAATAAAATGTTCATGATAAACGATAAGAATGAATATATTCAAGTGCCTGACGAATATCAAGAAGTCACCAAGAAATTACACATACTTCAAGCAAACAAAGATAAGTTTGGTGAAGATGAGTATAAGAGGACAAGAAAAAATTATCTCGATGGGACACCTAATTTCTATGAGTGGTTTAAGAAAGAAGCACTTCCAAATGGCATGACATCATTTATTGGTGGTAAAAGGCTTGTAAAACAATATCTTCTCGATGACCTTTGGGAAACAGAACAGGTTGATGAATTGTACAATCAATCATCATTTATGTTGGCTAAAATTGTTCCCACCACATATCAACGTGTTTGTACTATGGGTACTGCAGCCATATGGAACTTGCTTATGACAGCATGGAGTTATGAAAATGATTTAGCAATTCCGGTGTGCGATAAAACTGAAAGATTTTCAGGTGGCTTGGCAAGATGTTATAAAACCGGATACACAAAGAGAATTATAAAAATTGACTATGCTTCTCTTTATCCTATGATTCAGCTTACAGACAATGTTTTCCCAATCTTCGATATTACGGGTGTTATAAAGAAAATGCTCTTGTATTTAACAACCACTCGTAACATATATAAGAAGCTGGCAAATAGCACTGAATTGAACAAAGAAGAGGTTTCTCTTTTGAGGGAAATCGACCCTGAAACACACGTCAAATACTTAAATAAGGAACTGACGGTTGCCAACATTGCAATGTTTAAAATAAAACAGTTACCTATAAAAATCTTGAACAACTCGTTGTTCGGTGCATTGGGTTCTGCAATATCATTTAACTGGTCAGATAACGTTTGTGCTGCTCGTATTACTTGTACTGGTAGGCTACATTTACGTCATGCAATAACATGGTTTAGTAAATTTGGATGTGTTGCATTACTTGCTGTTACTGACGGTATTAACTTCCACTTCCCAGAAAAAACAAAGATTAGAATCACCAATGAGGGCGTATTTGAGGGTGAAACTGAAGGATTGATTGAGGATATGTGGCAATATGATGGTCAAAAGGGTATTAAAGCACTTATCGCCAAGTATAATAAGGAAGAAATGAAACCACCATTTATGTCAGTGGATGATGATGGCGAATCAATTTCATGCCTTAACCTTTCACGTATTAACTACGCAACACTTTCACTTGCCAAGGATAAGAAAACCGGGGAGATGAAAGAAAAGATTAAGCTGACAGGAAACACAATCAAGTCAAAGATAATGCCCGAATATATTGAAGAATTCATTGATAAGGGTTTGAATATGATTCTTCATGGTCAGGGTAAAGAATTTGTTGACTACTATTATGACTATTGTGACAATATTCGTTATATGCAAATTCCTTTAAAGAAAATTGCAAGTAAGAGTAAAGTTAAGGTGAGTATTAATGCATACATGAAAAGAGGTAACGATAAGAATGGTAGGGAAAAGGGTATGCAAGCACATATGGAATTGCTTAAACGTCAGCGTGAAGAAGTTGCCGAACAGTTGTTCCAAAAACATAAAAATGAACTGGTTATATTGAAATCTGAAGATAGTTTAAAACCGGAAGATAAGGTAAAATTAGTTGCGAATTATATGCCACCTGAACCTGAATTGGATAGTGTTGTTTATTACGTCAATACTGGTACAAAGAAATCACATGGTGATGCAAAAAAAGAAGCCGATGGTACTGTTTTATTACGTTGTAAGCTAATCAGTAATGAAGATTTACAAGAAAATCCAAATATGACTGGTGAATATAACTATGAAAAGTATTTGGATGCTTTTAATAAGAGAGTTGAAACACTTTTGGTTGGCTTTGACCCAGAGATACGTAAGAAAATACTCGTTAAACTTGATAAGGAAGGTAATCTCGTTAAAGGTAGTTTCACATCATATGATTTAGAATTGAGAAACTTCAATGAAGACGATTTTGATAGTTCAATGTATCTTGAAGAATTGGAAGTTGGTTTCTGGAATAAAACCGGATATGACCCAAGATTAGTATGGGATGGTTTTAAAATGTATGATGACGATAAGGTATATTTTGAAATATATGAAAATGCGTTGAATTTCCTTAATGAAAAAATGACTGCAATCAATAAGCCACGTATTAAATCAATCAATTCACAATATGAAAAGGGTGATTTGGTTTTAATTAAAGATGGTAGTTCATATCATGTGGGCGCATTTAATGGTACATTCATTGAAATAGTTAGACCGGATGTACAAGTTCCGAAAAGTGAAATTGAATTAGAGCTTGATAGGAAAAGAGAAGAGCAGGAAAAGAAACTGAAAGAACTTGAAATGTCCGAACTTGTAAGTAAATCAGATAAAGATTTATATTTGGAAGCACAGGCAAAAAAGAGAAGTGCATATTTCGAAACTTTCAAGAAAAAGCATGGCATTCCTGATAAGTTTTCGATGGATGTTTTATTTAAAGAAGTTCCAAAATTGGCTGAAGCATTTGATGATTTTGTTAACGAACAAGAAGGTGCGTTGGAAGCAGAAGCTGACGAGCAATTCGACCCGGAATCGGAATATTTTAATAGCATGAGTGAAGATGGCGATGATGATTAACGCATTGATAAGTATTTATATTAAAATATGCCGACATGAAAATAAAAAAGAAAGAATTGTTTGAGGTTATTGATTCAAACGGTGATTTGATTGGAAAAAATGATGTTCCAGAAACTGGCGCAGATAAAGAAACTCAAGCAAATAATACTACTGATTATAACGTGAAGGTTGGTACGCAGCCTTTTAGATATGACATGCTTGGTCGCTTTGGATTTACCTTGTTGCCATTTTTTGAGGGCAAAGAATATAATAAAGGTCAACAGGAATTTATAAATGACTTAGCTAAGTTAATGTATGACAAATACATGGAAACCTTAGAGTATTATTATCGCAATCCCAATAAATTAAAATCAGATTTCAGAATGCATTCTGAGCATGATTTTGAAAGTCAACCTGAAGATAGGAAAAAAATGGATTTTGAGTGGGCAAGAAAGGTTGCCGATTTAGTTCAGAAACATTTTGAAAAAGCATTTGAAGAACCCAAACAAATTGATGAGGGTGCTGTTGCTGAAGACAAAATGATAGATAAAAAAAATGAGGATGAAATTTCCAATAAAGGCGAAGACAAAGAAGTGCAAAATAAACAAGTTGAAAAGATTGCTGGTTTAATCAATAAAAAATTTGATAAACAAGCAATTGATAAGTTAATAAATTTGTTGGAAAGAGATAATGGCTAATCAGGAATTATACAATAAAACGTATTCTGTGCCCTCTGCCGTGTTAAGTCACATTCAGTCGGTACTTGTATCCACCCCACAGGGAAATGGTGTTAAACGAGCTAAATTTATCGTTAAAAACGGTCATTTAACATACCAAGAACTCAAAAGATTGAAGAACTATTTTGATTACTTTAATCCACAAACACAAAGTAGTGCAGAATATGAACTTGCTGGTGGTAAATTAATGAAAGATTTTGTTGAAAGAACTTTAAATTCAGAAAGAAGTGGCGTTGAAAGGTCAAAACAATTAAGACAGGACATCAACACAAATCCAAATTCAGAATTAAAACCATATCAAACACCGAGATTAACGGAAGCGAAAGAAGATTTAAAAAAAAACGCAGTTGCAGTAATTGTAAATAATGACAATAAGATATTACTATTAAAGCGTGCTGATGAGCCAAAAATGTGGCAACCAAACAAATGGGCACTTGTCGGTGGTGGAATAGAAAAGGGTGAAACACCTGAAAAGGCGTGCAAGAGAGAAATAAAAGAGGAAACTGGTTTGGAAGTTGAAAAGTTGGTCGATGCATTCACAATACAAAGACATAAAGACAGCATTGAGCACTTATTTGCTTGTAGATACGATGGTGAACCGACTGATGTGACATTAAATGGTGAGAATACAAAATATGGATGGTTTGGTGCAGAAGAAATTAAATTTTTGGATACTGTTCCACATTTAATGGAGTATATTGTGCTCACATTTAAAAATTACGATGAGTAGGTATTTATAAAAAATAATATTTAAATTAAAACACAAAACAATGAGTAGATTAGAAGATGTTAGCTTACCGTTCAGGAAAAAAGCAATCGCCAGAAACGACTACGATGAAAACGATAAATATGAAGTTGGACATCCCGATGCGTTATCAACTGGTGATGAAAACGGTAAAGGTGAAATGAATGGTCAGGTTGGTGGTGCAACAGATATCAAAACCAGAGAGAAATCAATGGCAAGAAACAAATTCAATAGAAACAGAGAATATAACGATGCCACAGCATAATGCAATTTGAGAACAAAATATTACGTGAAGGTATTAGGTTGTTTCGTACACTTTTAAATGAAGGTGTGGGAGAGCAACCTATTATTGATGCTATTCAAAAGCATGAATACCTTTATATTTACTATACTGGCGATGATTCCAATAAGATGGGATATCGCACAATAAGACCATATGTTCTTGGTACATCAAAAGCAGGTAATCTTGTTTTAAGGGCATGGCAGGACAATCCAAAAAATAGCTCTGATTTTGAGAACAGACCGACACGTAGAGACAGTTTTCAACATGATTATTGGACTGATGAACAGGGCGCAAAACCCGGTTGGAGAATGTTTCGTGTCGATAAGATATCAAAAGTCTATCCAACAGGAAAAAGGTTTCATGATGAAAACAATTTGGTAATGATACCAACTGGATATCATGAAGGTGGTGATGCGGACATGAGTGGTATTGTTGCTTATGTTTCAACAAAAAAAGAACCTGATTTCGACTATAAATACGATAAGGAATTCCGTGGTCAGGAAGTGCCAAGGGGTGATATGCGCAGACAAAAATGGGACAGCATTAGACGTGGTAATAAGGCAAAGAGAAAAATTACAGCAGATGATGTCAAAAAATTGCGTGATATTGCAAGTAATGTGTATAAGAAAAATCGTGGTAATTTGTTGGTTGTAATTGACGATAAAAATAATTTCCAGTTGATTGATATAAAAGATAAAGACAGAGAAAGAATTCCAGATACTGCAATTGTTGGTAGTTTGCCTAACTTGTATGATACACTTGTAAAAGGAACTGCACCTGCCGATGACAGATTCTTTAAAGACACTTTAAATAAAACACAGGGTGAATTAAATAAAAGTGTTGTAAAAGAGACAGAATTACCGACAATTCCGTTTGAAAGAAAGACTTTTTTCAAACAATAGAGTATTTATTATAAAAATTAATAAAATTTTATAAAATGGCAGAAAAACCTAATTTAAATAAGCTCAAAGACGAAATTAATACTCGTAAAAAGCAAAGAAACATGACACCTTCTTCTTTGGGTGAAAATGTTGGTGCTGGTGTTGCACCAAGAGATGTTTTCTTAAACGGCTTACTTGAAGCGTATCGTTCAGGCAGAGAAACTGCGTCAACAAATTTAGTTAAAACTGTTGACATTAAGGTGGCTGAAAAGAAAGGCGAAACACCGAAAATGAACGCTCCACGTACAGTGCCAAGACAAGCACCACAGCATCCACAAGCTATTAATGAAATAGCTGAAGTTGACATGATGCCTGAAAGAGATGACCAGATGTATCGTGATTTTCAATCTAAAAATCAGACATTGGCTGAATCAATGCAGCAATATATAAATGCTCCAACAGTTGGTGCACCGATGAGAAATCAACCCCCACAGGGATATGCACAACAACCAGTCCAGATTAATGAAACGTTTATTAATGAAAATATTAAAAAAGCGGTGAATGGCTATCTTGCAGAAAGCTTAGAACCAATAATTCAAGAAGCTTTTAGAGATACTATCATTGAAATGTATGCGGTGGAAAGGATAAAAGAAGTACTGCATGAGAATAAAGAAATGATAAAAGGGTTGGTGATTGAAGTAATCAAAGAAATTCAAGCAAGAAACAAACAAGCTAAAGGGTAATAAGAATTACCCTTTTTTTATTCCATTTTTATTGTTAAGTTTGTATTTATGAATATACTATAAATTCAGATGGCAAATTACAAACTTTATGAATATTTTGGTGATGCCAGTGGTAATGATGATTTCCTTTCAGATATTGGTAATACTGAAGAAGTAAGATATGGAATGTGGGCATGGACACCTTATGGTGTCAGTGATGGTACTGGCGTAGTCAATGAAAATGTTTTTACAAAATCAGATTCATTACAATGGCATATTCCAAATAATATGGAATATGCCGGAAAAATGGCAAACGCTGCTGCAGGAAAACTTAACATTCGTATTGGTAAATATCTTGGTAAGGGCGCAAATGGAATTGCATATGAAATTGATAATGAAAGAATATTTAAGCTAACAACCGATGTTGGTGAAGCAGATGCTGCATCAAAATTAATCAGGGCAAAGCCTCAATATCTTGCAAAAGTATTTGGTTTATATAAAATTGTTGATACTGAAAACGAAAAACAATTATCAGCATTTGCAATAATTCAAGAAAATATTCAAGATAAACCCAAATCAAGATTTTCTGAACTTGAAAACATTATTAATATAATTAAACCAAATGGTAACGAATTTCATGAAATTTTATTTATTTTAATTAAACCCAATAAGTTTAATCAAGAATTTATTGTTGATGCAGCAAATAAAATTTTAACTGGCAACCCAGAAGCCAACATATCAGAACAAGTTAGGAAAGAGGCGTATAACTATCTCATGGGATTACTCAATATCAGAAATGAATTAATTCAATTTGGAATTAAATCAACCGATTATGTTGAAAAAGGAAATCTTGGATATAAAGATGGTGTGTTAAAATATTTTGATTATGGTGGTTATTTTGGTGTCACAGAACCTAACATTGGAAATAATGTAATTTATCTGCCTGAAGATGGGACTTCAAAATTTTCAACAGATAATGCATTGGGTCAAGATGAATTCCCCGTATATAATCAGAACGATACTTCGCCATTGACAGACAATAATATTCCAACAACAAATGAGGATTTGGAATATCATCATGCAAGCGATGCAACTAAGGACGAATTTGTTGTTGATGAGGGAAGAAAAAAAGCGTGGATGCCGGGGGCACAAGCAGTTGCAGTAAAAAAGAAATGTCAATTAGGTGGTTTGGGTAATACCAGTGCTGCATGTAATCAGGGCGATATTCGTAATTTGGAATTAAGCAAAATAGTTGAAGACGTTATATATAATTTTGTTAATGAAAACGAAATATTTTCTGGTAAAGCATATCGTGTTGAATCTAATTTATTGATTGGTGGTAAAACTGCGGGTGATGTTGTAAGGTATGAAAGAGATGAATTAGAAAATGTGGATGATTTTGCACATATTACTGATGAAAAATTGGCTGAACTCGACAAATATCCTGCAAGAAATATTGTTTGGGTGACGAAAACTTTTGAAGACGCAAAAAGATATTCGACTGAACCCGACTTTTCCGATATTGATGAATTTGATTTAACTGGTGAAATTATTGCTGAAGACGGTGATGGTGGATATCTTGTTTTCACCAAAGGAAATTCATTAAATGAAGAACGTGTTTCATTCAATAAAGATTTTTGGGGTTGGATTTCACCGGATGATAGGTTGATACAAGTGCCAAAATTGAAACATGCTGGCTATATTCTAACGCAATATAAAAACGAACCGTATGGATGGGACATCGAGAGAGTTTTTAATAAAGCGTTAGAAGATGGCTGGGTTAGAGTAACTTATGAATATTATTCACAACAATTTCGTGGAGATTTAAATATCAATGGCTTCACTAAAGAAAGGGTTGTGGGGGTATTTAAAAAATTTTTTGCAGATATGGTGAAATATGGATATTATACCATATATTTGGAATGGGAAAATCCCGCAAAAGAACATTTAAGATTTAATACCCGTGATACTGAAGGCAAAATGAAACTTATGGATTATATCAGTGAAGAAATTGATGCAAAGGAAGCGTTTACCGATAAAGGTGCTTTAAAAACATTGTTGAATGGTAAACGTGATGTTGCTTTTATTGAAATGACAAAAGGTAATATGGGTAAAATCCAAAAGTATGGGTTGGGAGTTATGCCCGTAAGAATAACGACACAGGGTACGTTAATGTGCGTTATTTATCGTGATGCCGATAAGGGTAAGAAGTTATATGATTTTGCCAGAAGTCACGGTGGTTATCTTAATGATAAATCTGCCGATGAAGCACGTTATGTTGGAAGATTGTTAGGATATAAAGAAGAAACAATTGAGGAATATGTTCGCAGAAAATATGGTAACAAAATACCAGTTCTTCCAGAACCTTCACCGGATGATTATGATGATTTGGCTGAAAACTTAGATTATAATCAATTAAATCGTGGTGTATTCAAAGATGAACCAATTCATGTTTCAGATTTTCCATTGCAGGATTTAACGGTAAGTAAGCGTGGAATGTTTGGCGCAATACAGGATATTAAGCAAGGCAGACCGTCTCAAACAAATGAGCCAGTATTGGTGTTTTATAATATCACCAATAAGACTTTCTTGGTTGAAGATGGTTATCATCGTGTGGCACAGGCATATTTAAATAAAGAAAAAACAATTTCTGTTGATATATATTCAGATATGTGGTCAGACTATGTAGCTAATGTTAGTCCAGAAAATAAATTTAATTTAAGCGAAGCTGAATTAATGTCATTACAGCAACTTCCATTTAAGGAAGAAATTCAGCAACTTGGTGGTAAAATATTTAGTGTTGGTGGTGCGGTACGTGATGAATTTTTGGGTAAGGAATCTAAAGATTTAGATGTACTTATCACGGGTGTTCCAATGGACAAACTTGAACAAATACTTTCAAAGTATGGACGAGTAGATGCCGTTGGCAAATCGTTTGGCATTTTGAAGTTTAAACCGAAAGGTGCTACTGAGGAAATTGATATTGCAATACCGAGAACTGAAAAACCGAGCGGTGAGGGTGGACACAAAGGATTTGATGTGACATCAGACCATGCGTTACCAATTGAAAAAGATTTGGAACGCAGGGATTTCACAATTAATGCAATAGCTAAAGATATTGACGGAAACATTGTTGACCCGTATGGTGGGCAAAAAGACCTTCAAAATAAAACCATTCGTGTGGTTAATCCCGAAGCATTTAGTGATGACCCGCTTAGAATGTTACGTGCCGTGCAATTTGCAAGTCGTTTTGGTTTTAAAATTGAACCTGAAACAATGAAAATGATTCAAAATACTGCTGGTAGAATAAGAGAAATTCCTGCAGAGCGTATTTTAACTGAATTTGATAAAATTGTAAAGAAGGGTGATAAATTCACAGGTGCGTTTTTATTGAAACAGACTGGATTGCTCAAAAATATCTTTGGTAAAGATGCTGGTTTATTAATGGGGCAAAATATTTGGGAGAACGCTAAAACTATGGGAGAATTTGTGTGGTTATTATCACACAATCTCGTTCCGAATCCAGCAGAATTTTATAAGAATAAATTGAGGGGTGACATTGATACATATAAGGAAATTAAGGCGTTGCAAATGGCATTTGATAGCGGTGAGGCGACCAATATGGTTGAAGCAAGAGCAGTTGCTTCGAACATGTATGCTCTTTCTCCACAAACACTGCAAAGCCAAATCATTCCAAATGTAATTAAGACTGCAGCACAAGAATTGCTTACAGGTAAATATCCTAAAGGTCTTGGTGAATTGGCGGTAAATGGTAATGATTTAATGCAACTTGGTTTAGAGGGTAAAGCTATTGGTGATATGTTAAAATCAATGCTATTAAAGGTTTATTCTGGTAAAATTAGGAATAATCGTGAAGATTTATTAGCTTTGACGGGTCAAAATGGTAAGATGATTAAAGAAGAAACAAGTGAGCGCATTGAGTATGGCTGTTTGATGCTATTTCTTGATGTGCCAATATGGGAAAAAATAACATCAGTTATTAAACCAGAAGATATATACACAGTTGGTAACGATTATGGTATTGAAAAAGAACCACATTTAACCATATTATATGGTTTTCATGATGAAGTAACATCAGAGGAAGTGTTTAAACTTTTCAAAGAAAATATGCCAATGAAACCTATTGAAGTTAGAATCAAAGGAATATCAGTATTTGAAAATCCTGAATTTGATGTGGTTAAATTTGATGTTAATTCACCTGAATTAACTAAATTGAATGGAATTATGAGGCAATTGCCTAACACAACTAAATTCCCGGAATATCGTGCGCACATCACGATTGCATACGTTAAAAAGGGTGAGGGGAAAAAATATGTTAAACCTTTTGAAAAAGAAAGAGTTTTACGTGGCGATAAGTTAGTATATACGTGGAAGGGGCATTGGGGTTCTGATGGCGAAACAATGATGCTTAATGAATTTTCATACGATAAATTAAATCCCGACTCCCCCAAAGATACTTGGGATGTCAATGGTGAACAAGTGGGTGTTGATTTTTTTGTTCAAAAGTATGACGAATGGAATAATCAAGGTGGAAAACCGGGATATAGAGACCCTTCTGAAGCATCTGTATTGGAATTTATACAAAACAACTATGAAGATTTCACTCACGATGAAAAATTGAAGCGTCAATTATATTGGGCACTTACCGATAGAGAAGTATTGAGTGAAAGTAAAACAAAATCTGATTATCAAGTAACTAAAGAGTCATTAATGAGGTCAAAGTCAATAGGTAAAGAAATGAAAGAAGAAATTCTTAAATATCTTGCGGGTGGCTCGACTTATCATGAGGGTGGCGTTGTTAATGGGTTGAGAATACCTAAAGTTGAAGGAAAATCATTTGATGGTGTTAGTATGGGTGCAGATAAAGATGGTTTCTTTGTTTACACGCACAGAGCACGTTCAAAATCGCATGCAAGTCCTGATAAAATACCAATAAAAGAAATAAAATTCATAGAATCAACCGGATAGGATTTATAAACTGTAAATAGTATTTATAATGAAAGAAATTAAACAAGCAAAGCACATTACTGCAATGGAGCTTGCAGAAAAAATGGGGACTGGCATGGAGTATAAACAAGCACTTCAAGAACAGGAACTAAAAGCAAATTTCGATGTTATTATGAGTGAAAATGTTGAAAACATCGAAGAAAATAACTTTATTGTTAATGGTGATGAAACATGATTAATGAGGCATTTAAAGCAAGTAAGGGTAAAACTTTAACTGGAAAGTATATTCTATTTATTGACCCAAGTAAACCTGAAAATAAGGAAACTTTTAAATATAAGGATATTTTAAGAAAACACGGTGCTGAATGGAGTTTAAGTCCGAAATTCAGAAACATTTTCCCCGCACACAGGATGGGATTTTGGTTTTGGTGGATTGGTAGCACTGAAGACCAGTGGAGAAACGTGTATGCAAAATTTATTGAACCAGCATTGAAAGAAATTCATGGGTTGGAAAAAGCATCGCCAGAAGAAAGTCAATCGTCATTGGTTGCATCACTTGATGCATTAATTTCTGACGTAAGTGCTGCTGAAACAACTGCATCTGGCGAAGGTGGTATTACACCACAATCGAAAGAAGAAATTCAGGATAAATTATTGGGTTTCAAAGAAAAACTCGTTAATCTTGACAGCGATGAGGAATATAAAGAAACTATGCGTATTATTCTTGCATTTAAAAATGCACAGGGACACCCATATAGCTTTATTAATTCAATTTTAATCTGGCTTCAGAATCCAAATGCGAAATTTGTTATGAGTAAGCCAAGATGGGCACAATATAACAGGACTGTTAATAAAGATGCAAAACCAGTTATTGTTCGTTCACCAAGTAAATCTGCAATAACACCGTATTCTAAAGACCAAAAAGCTGAAATAACTGATAGATATGTTAGGCAGCTTGGAAAAAAATCTTATGATGAATTAACAATTGGTGAAAAGGATAAGTTGAACGTTACACTTCGTGGACGTTTTGGTGGACATAGTTTTGAATTCACAGAAGCATTTGATATAAAAGACACCACCCCAATACCGGGAAAAGAAGACTATGCAAAGGATATTCAAAGAAAGTCGGAAATTAAATGGTATGAGGAAGGAATGACTGATGAAAAAGTAAGACCTGTTTATAGCGCATTGGAAAAATATGCTCAAGATATGGGTTTAACTGTCAAATATGTGTCATTAAATGCGTTGGGCGGTGCAAGAGGTAGTAGTAGCGAAAGCGGTGTTATTACGATGCCTGAAAATCAAGGAAATGATGTTGGTTTAACCAAAACGTTGGCGCATGAAATAACACACTCATTGTTACATCAGAAGTATGTTTCAACTAAGAATAGAGAAATGGAAAAATATTTCTTGGGTAGTCCTGAAGGTCGTGAAAGAGTTGAACAGCAAGCAGAATTAGCTGCATGGCTTGTAATGGGATTATATGGGTTTGATTTAAAAACAACCTCAATTAACTATACTGCACTTTGGGGTGCTGATAAAGAAACAATGCTGAAGGTATATGATACGGTTACAAGTGTTGTAAACCTAATGGTTGATGAAATCAATAAGCGATTAACACAAGCACAACCTACAACTCAAACATCAGCACCTGAAGCACAACCACAACCAGTTGCAGAGGCAGTTGGTGGTGTAGCACCTGCAAGTCATATACAGCCAATTGATATCGCAAAAGCAATTGGTCAGGAAGGACAATATCTTGATGCACTCAGGCAGCAGGATAAAATGCAGGAAATGCTCAATAAATTTAATAAATTGATAAACAAATAGTATGAGCAACGTAGCTTATAGTGCTGTGGTTCTTGACGATAAATCAAGGGAAAGATTAATCGAACGTTTTAAATCTGCAATACCTGATGATTGGGAAATTATTGCACATCACATGACAATAAATTTGGGTGAAATCGACCCTAATTTTGAAAAATATTTAGAAATGCCAGTTCGTTTAAATGTTGAAGAATTTGCGATGGATGATAAGGTTGCTGCAGTTGGTGTAAGCGGATTTGAAAGTAAAAATGCAAAGCCACACATAACATTAGCCGTAAATAGAAAAGCTGGTGGAAAACCAGTCATG